TGGATATTGGACGGCATCTCATAAACGTCCAATTGGCTGGCCTTTGCTGCAGCGCGAAACCACCGCAAGTGCTTGATTTTATTGGCTCCCCGACCTGGGCTCGAACCAGGGACCTACGGATTAACAGGCGCTGGCCGTAGTCGGCCGCCAGGCCGCATGGATGCTCGATCCGCAGCCCGCGACGTCCAATTCTTGCGCTTCGTCGCGGCGATATAGGCCCGCGTTTCGCTGCGCCAAGTCGTTGATTCAATTGACGCCGACTTGGGCGTCGGGCGCCTCGCTACTGGATATTTGACGCGCTGCCAAGGCCATTGCGATGCGGTGAAGCACCGTGTCGCCGAAGTCCGACAAGGCGAGGTTGACGGCTGCGCACACCACGCGGCAGTTGCTGCGCGTGTAGCCTTGGCTGGCGTCTCGCCTGTCCATGCTGGGCATCCAGGGTCGAAGCCCGCGAACGCCAACGCGCTCGGTGCTGAAGGCAATGCCGGTGAGGTCGCAGCGGCCTTGCGTGCGCGCGAGCAGGTCGACCACGTCTTGCAACGTCAGCTCGAACTGCAGGCGTCGCTGAAGGCCGCGCGCCTTGCACACGCGGTACATGTCGGCGGCATAACTCACCAGTAGCGCCTGGTCTTCAAGACGCAGCCCGGCCACGTCGAGCCAGCGGCCGCGTAGTAGTAAGCGCCGCGGCGCGTGTAAACGCGCGGCGGCAGATGTGGATTGCTGAGGCGCGGTCGGCCCACCGTAGCTACACCGCCACCTGGTTGGGCATCGCCGTCTCGCGCCACCGGGCCTTGATGTAGATCTCGGTGGTGGCCTTGTCGGCGTGGCCGCAGAGCAGCTGAATCTGCTCGATGGGCACGCCGGCCTGCCACATGTCGGTGGCGCCCTTGCCCTTCAGGTCGCGCAGGCCGAAGCTGGGCATGGTGGCCAGCGGGCCGCCGGTGCGGCGGTGTTGCCCGCGCACCTTGGCCTGGGCTTGCTTGAGCATGGCGCTCAAGCCGCTGTAGGTGTAGGCGGTGCCCTTGAGCGTGTGCACGATGGGCTGCCGGAGCTGGGGCACGGGGCCGATGGCGTCGGCCACCAGCTTGTCGAGCTGGCCCACCAGGGCGATGTCGATGGCGCGGCCGGTCTTGCTCTGGCGGAAGCTCAGGACCTTGGCGCCGGCCTTGTGGCGCACGTTCGCGGGCGTCCAGGCCAGCACGTCCACCTCGGGGCGCTGCAGGGTGCGGTAGACCAGCTCCATGGCTAGGCGCACGGCGCGGTTGCCGGCCTCGAAGGTGGCGCGGTACTCGTCGTGCGTGACGTAGCGCTCGCGCTTCTTCTCGGGGTTGCGGCGCACGCCGCTGGCGCGCATGCAGGGGTTGACGAGCAGGCCGGGCACCTTGCCTTCGCGCAGCAGCCAGCTCATGACGGCCGAGAGGAACGCGCGCTCCTTGTTGGCGGCGATGGGCCTGGGCGGCACCAGGCGGGCGTTGGCGGCCAGGTAGGCCTGCACTACCTGCGGCGTGACCTGCTCGGGGAACAGATGGCCCACGGAGGCCGTCAGCGGGCCGCTGGGGGCCGCGTAGCCGTCGTAGTCGGCCCACGTGCGCCGGCTCAGGCTGCCGGCCGCCACGCGGGCCTTGGCGTCGCGCAGGAACTCTCCGAACCACCAGGCCATGCGGCCGAAGGCGTCGCCGGGGTGGTTGTAGCGCGCGGCGGCGCGCTTGGCTGCGGCAACGTCGGTGCCTACGTCTTCCCAGCGGCCGGTGTCGCGGTGGATGTAGAAGAAGCGGCCGCGACGCAAGGCCAGGCGGGTGCCGGCCAGGGCGAGGGGGTCACCGTCTTTGCGTTTGCGGCCCATCCGGCAGCTCGACTTCCTCGCCCAGCTTGCTGGCGACCCACGTCCGCATGGCGGCGGTGAGCGGGGTGTGACCTCGCTGGTGATTCCACACCCCGTCGAACGCCACGTTGGCGTCTTGCGGAACGCCCCAGCGGTCAACCCCGCCGCCGCTGACCGCGTAGCCCTTGTACTGGAACGCAGCCCAGGCGTCGCCGCGGGCAGACACCGCATGAACGATGATGCGCTCGCGTTCGACGATCGGTCCCCCGAACGGCCACGACTGAGCGTACTGCGGCACCTCTGACAGGCTCGCGCCCGAAGGTGCCCACCATGTGTGACCGTCGAAGCGCCAACCTTCGGCCAACGCACAGGCCATGTTCAGTTGGTCGCCGATGAGGTCGGCCGTCTTCACTCTCGTCATTGCGTGATCTTGCGCCGCGCGGCCCACTGCTGCAGGCCTACGACGTTCATGCCCTGGGGCTGGGAATTCTGCGCCGGGTCGGCGCCGGCGGCCAGCGCCTCGGGGCGCCAGACCAGGGGGCGGCCGTTGGGCTTGACGTCGACGCGTAGGCCGAGGCGGCGCAGGTGTCGGATCTGCGCGGCGGGCTGGGTGAGGCCTTCGCAGGCTTGCTGCACTTCGGCGTCGGTGAGCCAGGGGGTCATGCCGGGAACGGCATCGGCTGCACCAGCGCCGGCCGCAGCAGCGGGGTGCACAGGCCGCACTCGCCGCGGGGGCGGCGCGGGTCTTCCTGCGGCTGGCCGCGGGCGTCGAGCCAGATGACGCAGTGGGGCATGTCGCCGAACCAGCGACGGGCGAGGGTGGGGTGCGCGCAGCGGCCGGGGTTGCGGTAGCTGCTGCAGTTGATGCTGGTGGCCATCACTGCACCTTCTGTTCGCCGGCGGCTGGGGTGCGGCTGCGCATGATGACCGGCAGGCTGTCGGCCATCTCGCGCAGCGACGCCTGGCCGCGCTCGATGTCGCTCAGCTCGACGTAAACGCATCACGCTGGCCGCCAGTGCGCCGGCAACCATGAGCATCGCCTGCACAGGGCCTTCGTGCTCCAGAACGGCCTTGCAGGTCTGTTCGACGACCTGCCGACCGAGCTGGTCCGGCGATGCGTCGCGCATGCTGAACGCGGCGATCGCCGCCGGCCCTTGATCGCTCATCAGCAAGCGGGCGACGGCGTCGTGCATGCCGACCAGGACACGCCCGGCTTTTTCGGCGCCGAGCTTGCTGACCATGTCGGCGTGCACGGCGTTGATGGTGTCGCGGCCCATGTCTTCAAGCGAGCCCTCGCCGACAACGTTGATGACGGATTGGTGTTGGTGCACTTGGTTCATCCTTTCGCGGTGACGCGGTTCCAGACTTCCTCCAGCTTGGAGGCCTGGGTGTCGGTGAGCGCCCGGCCGCTGGCCAGGCGGGCTTTCATGCTGTCGACAAAGCCGCGCTCCCAATCGCTGAGGCGTTGCTCGCGGGCTTCGCAGTCGTCGACGAGCTGCTGGTGCTCGGCGTTGCAGTCGTTCATGCGCGGCCTTCCTGCAGGTCGGTGCAGTAGCGCGCCATCTCGGCGTGCAGGCGGTTCAGCGCCGTCTCGATGTCGGCGTGTTCGTCGTCCAGCGTCTCGACGAAGAGGTTCAGCATCGACAGCGCGCCGGCGTAGAAGCCGCGCCGGGTTTCGAGGCGCTGGACGGTGCCGGCGTGGCCGGGCATGCAGGTGCGCTCGAACTCGGCCCATTTGAGGGCGACGGTGCCTGGCGCCGTCATGCCTCGGCTCCCTCGAACATGTCCAGCGTGTTCGGGTCGCGCTCGGGTTCGACGGCGACGTCGTCGCCGGCGTCCTTGGTCTGGACCTTCTTCTTCGCGGGCTTGGGCTTGGCCTTCGCGGCTGCCTTGGGCTTGCCCGCCGCCGCGTTCTTGGGCGCGCGCGCAGCGGCAGGAGGGGTCTGTCCAGACGTCTGGGATTCGGTGACGCCATAGCGGGCGGCGGCGGCGGCCAGGGCCTTGCCGGTGTCCTTGATGCCGGCGGCGTAGTGGCACTCCATGTCTTCGAGCACGACGATGTCCAGCGCCAGGCGGGCCAGGGCGTCGGCGTCCATGTCGGGCACCAGCTTGAGCAGGGCGTGGCCGTCCTTGACCTGCCAGGCGGTGTACAGCGGCGTGGTGCGGGCGTGCGTGACGCGGTGGAGCAGGCGCTGGACAACGGGCAGCAGGTCGGCCGCGCTGCGGGGGGCGGCCGCGGCCGCGGCGTGCACCTGCAGAAACAGGGCTTCGCGGCGCTGCATTTCGGTGGCGACCTTGCGGTTGTTCTCCTCCTGCTGTTTGCGCCACTTCTCGTCGTCAAAGGCGTGGCGCGCGGCGCGCTTGTCGGCCGGGGGCTTGATGCCGGCGGCCTTGAGGTCGTCGGCCTTCACCGCTTCCGTCGTCTTGCCGGTGCGCGGGTCCAGGATGGTGAGGACCTGGGGCTCGGCGCCCTTGGCTTTCTTGAGCGCGGCGCGCACGTCGGCCAGGGGGACGTAGCCTTGCTTGAGTTCGCCCTGCGCGCTGATGGCCTGGCGGGCCTTGGTGCCGGTGACGACGGTCTTGCCCTTGGCTTCGATGGCGGCGGCCTTGCGCGCAAGGTGGGCCTTGACCTTGGCGGCCCAGCAGTCGGGGTCGGTGCAGAGGTTGGGCTCGCCGCGGTTGGCGTGGCCGCCGTAGTAGTAGCCCTTCTCGCGCGGCTGCGCCAGGTCTTCGTACTCGGGGGCGTTGCCGGTGCGCTTGGGGCAGGCGCTGCAGGTGCCGGCGTCGAGCACGAGGCTGGCGTCCTCGGGGTCGAACATGGCCTTCTTGATGTCGAGCGTGAAGTGCTCGGCGAGCAGCTCGCGGATGCGGCGGTAGCTGCGTTTGCCGCCGTCCTGCAGTTCGAGGCCCTTGCCCTTGATGTAGTCCAGCGCCTTGGTCTGCAGCTTTTCGGTGCGCAGGCGGGTGAGGAGCACCACCGTCTCGGCGCCGATCTCGCCCTTGAGGCAGGCCTCGCGCACGGCCGCGGTGGCGTTGAGAAGGCTCAGGCGGCTGTAGATGTGGCTGCGGCTCTTGCCGAAGCGCTCGGCCAGCTGGTCGGCCGTGGCGTCGCCGGCGTCGATCATCATGCGGTAGGACTGGGCTTCTTCGAGCGGGTGCACGTCGGCGCGCGCGAGGTTCTCGACGGCCTGGGCGGCGCGGACTTCGGCGTCCGTCATGGCGACGACGCGCACGGGGACGGTGGCCAGGCCGGCCTGCTCGGCGGCGCGCAGGCGGCGGTGGCCGAAGATCAGCTCGTACTTCGCATCGGACTCCAATCGAGCGTGATGCGGCATCAACGCGGACTGCGGGCGCGCCAGCAGCGGCTGCAGGATGCCCTGCTGCGCGATGGTGGTGGCCAGCTCGTCGATGCCGCGGTAGATCTGGCGCGGCTGGAAGGGGGACTCGCAGAGCTGCTCGATGGGGAGGTCGGTGAGGGTGCTGTTCATCAGAGGACTCCCAAGACATGGAGGGCGAGCAAGATGCCGAAGGCGGCGCCGACGACGACGGCGGTGATGGCGTCGAGCACGGCGTTGCGGCGCGAGGTGCTGTAGCGGTGCGGTTGCTGGTGCTGCATCACGCGCCTTCCTGCAGCACGTCGGCGACGCAGAAGGTGCGGCCTGGGTGCTGCTCGGCGGCCACCGCCACGGCCTCGCGTGAGGCTTGGCGCGAGTCGGTGGTGTGGACGTGCACTTCGACCAGGCGCTCCCGCTCGTCGCGCAGGTGCACGACGAACCAGAAGCGCGGTGGCGCCGCGACGGCGAGCGCGGCCGTGCTCACGCTGCGACCGCCTGGCGGGGGCCGCCGGCGTGGCGCAGGGCCTCGCGCGCCAGGTGGTGCAGCACGGCCTTGAACAGCGCCGGCGCGTCGGGGAATTGCTGGCGCAGGTGGTAGTACAGCAGGCCGTCGCGGTCCTCGGGGGGCATGCGGCGCCAGTCGGCGTCCAACTCGGGGGAGATGGGGCGCACCGCGAAGGCGAGCCAGTTGGTGCTGCCGGGCAGGCGGATGGCGAGGTGCGGGTCCGACGTGGCAACGGCGTGGCGAGCACGGTGAACATCGACTTCGGTGCCGTCGAAGAAGCGCACGCGCTTGTGCGCGCCGAAGACGAGCACGGCGCCGACGCGGGCGAGGATGGTGTGGTCATGCATGGCGGTGGGGCTTTCAGTAGGGGTCGGCGGGCTCGATGGCGCTGGGGAGCTGGGCGTCGATCGCGCGCTGGAAGATGGCGTGCGTCTCGGCGTGGATGCGGTCACGCGCCGCCGCGGCGGCGGCGGCGGCGGCGGCGGCGGCGGCGTCGGCGGCGGCGGCGGCGGCCTCGGCGGCGTCGGCGGCGGCGTCGGCGGCGGCGGCGGCGTCGGCGGCGGCGGCGGCGGCCTCGGCGGCGTCGGCGGCGGCGTCGGCGGCGGCGGCGGCGGCGTCGGCGGCCTCGGCGGCGTCGGCGGCGTCGGCGGCGGCGTCGGCGGCGGCGGCGTAGGCGGCGGCGTAGGCGGCGGCGGCGGCGGCGCGACGCAGCTCGTTGCGCACAGAATCAAGTGCAGACCTTACCTCGCTGGCGCTCGTCTTGTCTGTGATCGGGGCCAGCGCACGCAGCTTCGCTGCGTGCTCGGCGAACGCCGGGCGCGCGTCCAGGACCATGGGCATCAGGGTGCGCGCGGACCAGTCGGCGAGCATCCAGGCGCGCAGGCGCGACAGCTCGGGGCCCTGCGCGGTGCCGGGCAGCAAGGGGACGTAGCGCTTCAGCTCCTGTCGCTTTTCGTCGCCGAGGCGGTCGTTCCACGCGCGGCCGAACGCAGCGAGCACGGGGTCGACGCAGGCGGGCCGATCGCCGAAGGGCTCGCCGCTGAACATGCTGACGACTTCGAGCAGGCAGTGGCCGCTCTTGGCGGAGGTGTGGGCGCCTCGGTCGAGGCGCAGGGTGTCGAGGGCAAGGGTCACGAGCGGATCTCCGGTTGGTGGGCCGCGGGTGCGGCGGGTTGGGGAGCGAACAGGTCCTGGTTCGAGGACATGGCTTTTTCGAGCGCGGCCGTGGGCTTGATGCCGAGGACGTGCAGCGGGCGCAGCACGGGCGCGCCGTGGTGGTGGGCGGTTTCGAGGCCGATGCCGAGGACGGTGGTGTCGGTGCCCTCGGGCAGGCCGGCGGCCAGGGCGGCGGCGCCGGCGTGGGCGCGCTCGGGGCCGGTGTGGGCGGGGTACCACCAGGTGGCGAGCAGCGGCACGGCGTGGGTGTGCCAGGCGACGCGCTGGTGCAGCAGGACCTGGACGCCCACGCGCTCGGCGTTCTCGGGGTGCGGGATCAGCCGCGCCGGCTCGGCGGTGCGGCCCATGAAGCAGCACTTGAGGGGCTCGCCTTCGTCGAGCAGCTGCTTGAGCGGCGGGCGCAGGGGCGGGGACGGCGGCGGGGGGATGCCGTCGAGGGTGGGCTGGGGGGCGAGGTCGGGCGTCATAGCCGGCCCTCGGCGCGCGCGATGGCAGCCTGTGCTGCCTCGATGAACTGAGCCGGCAGGAAGGAATCGCTGCTGTAGGGGCGCTCTGGACCCTTGCACTCAGCAACGATGCTGCGCAACGCGGACAGCAGATCCGGCGCGGCGGCGATCAGTCGTGCGTCGGCGGCCAAGAACTCGCCCTTGTCATCGACGCGTCGCTGCCAGCGGCCGGGCTTGCTGGTGTCCGTCCAGAAGACGCCGCGCGTCTCACGCCCGAACAGCGGGCCGTCCTTCCACGGGCCGGGCGTGTGTTGTGCGCTCACGCCACCCTCCGCAGCGCCGGCTTGCCAGCCTTCCTGGCGGCCTTGCGTTCGGCCTTCTCGCGCAGCACGCGGTGGCGCACGGCCTGGGTGTAGAGCGAGGCGATGTCCACCGTCTCGCGGCTGCGCAGCCCCTTGGCGCGCAGCTCGATCAGCGAGCCGGTGATGGTGACGACGATGGCGCGCATGCCGCGGTCGCGGACGTAGGCGCTGCTCAGGCGGGTGACGGGGCGGGTGCTTGGGGTCACGGGTGGGCTCCTTCTGCGGGGTGGTGGGGAAGCCAGGTCATGGGAACGTCGGCCAGCCAGGCGTGCCAGGCGGCGGCCTGGGCCTGGTCCCGCGCCAGGTGCTGCAGCAGGGCGCTCACAGCGGGCGCGGGCCGAGCAGCCACTGGAGGAAGGCGCGCAGGCCGCGTCGGGCGCGGCGCGCCGGGCGCTTGCACAGGGCCAGGCGGCGCGCCTCGCGGCGGCGCGGGGAGAAGGGCAGCGGCACGCTCACAGCGCGGTGCAGCGGGCCGGGGTGGCGGGGGCGCTGGCGCGGGTGTCGTCGGTGGGTCCAGGCGTCTGGACGGCGTGGGCGACGTCGGCGCAGGGGGCCGCGGCGTCGTCTTCGGGGTCGCCACCGCCGCAGGCGGTGAGCAGTGCGGCTAGGGCGGCGGCAGCAAGACGCGCAAGGTGGTGAAACTGCAAGGTGCCTCCAAAACCCCGTGATCGGGGAATGGCGGCATCCTACAAATGCAGTTCCACAAAGTCAACAAGTGTTGAAGTGTGCAGCGCTCAGTTGCGTGAAACCGACGACCAGTCTTGGTCGTCCTTTGGTGTGTGGGGGCTACGGCGTGCCTGTTCAAGCAGGTGGTTGGTGTGCCGCTGCTCGCGCAGCAGTTCCTTCAACGTCGTCTTGATGCCGAACACCGCGAACGGCAGCAGCACCCAAAGGGCCAGGACGACGAAGCTGACGACGATCAGCACCAACCAAAGGCCGCCCGAAATCGCCGCTGCGTCACTCACGTCTGTTCCCCTTCGCTGTCCGATTGAATGTCTAGGCCCAGTAGTCTGGCGGCCACGAGGATGGCGCCCTGTAGCCGCAGTTGGTCGTCGCGTGGCAGCGCATGCAGTTTGTCGGCATCAATGCCTGGCAGGGGCCAGCCGCTGTAGGTCGCGGCGCGCTCGCGCACGACATGCTCGGGCATGTCGTCCTTGACCAGGTCCTCCACCTTCACGCCCAGCGCGCGCGCGAGGCGGCCCGCATAGGCGGATCGCTGGCTACGGCGGTTCTCCAGGGCCGAGATGGTGTTGACCTCGACCATCGACAACGTCGATAGCTGTTCCAGCGTCAGACCCTTTGCAAGTCGGAGCGCCCTGACTCGTTCGCCAAGTGTGTTCATGCGGCCGGCAGGGTAGGCGTGGCTGTGGCAACCGCGCTACAACAACTGTTGTTCAACGACTATCTGCATTTGTTGTACAGTGGCGCCCAACCCATGAAGCCCGATGCCGATGCCGTTGCCCTGGCGATCAAGTTTGCCGGTGGCCCTTCAGCCGTAGCTCGCCAGCTCGGCCGCTCGCCGTTTGCGGTGGCGCTGTGGCGCGACGGCAAGCGTTCGTTCCAGCCCGAGTTCGCCGCGGAGCTGGAGCGGCTGAGCGGCGGGCGGGTGCGGCGCTGGCAGATGTTTCCTGCCGCCTGGCCGCTGATCTGGCCGGAGCTGGTGGGCACGGAAGGGGCGCCCGAGGTCCTGGCTGCAGCGGCGGCGGCGGATTGATCCATGTTGGCCAGTCTCTTTTTTTCCCGCGCGCAGGCGTTCCCTGCGAGTACCTAAAACAGGGGCACGTCTGTAATGCACCAGGAAGTCCTGTTCTTCGAGCGCGTCGAGGATGCGCTGGCCGCGGTGATCGACCGCTGTGGCGGGCGCAAGCGGTTTGCCGCGGAGATGTTCCCCGACAAGCCGCCGCGCGACGCGCACAACCTGCTAGACGCGATGCTGAACCCCGAGCGGCGCGAGCGATTCTCGCCGGCTCAGCTGGTGTACGTGGCGCGGCGCGGCCGCGCGGTGAGCTGCGACGCGGTGATGCAGTACCTGGCGCGCGAGCTGGGCTATGCGGACCCGCAGCCGATCGATCCGGCCGATGCCGAGGCAGAGCTGCAGCGCACGTTCATCGACGCTGTGGACCGGCTGGAGGCCATACAGCGGCAGCTTGGGCGCGTGCAGCAGATGCGGCGGGTGGTGTGATGACCGCGCTCCAGTTCTCCGTGCGCATCCGCCCCGGCGCGCGCTACACCACAGCCAGCGGCCGCATCTGCCGGTGGCTGCCCAAGGAGTCGCGTGACTCGGCGTGGCTGACGTTCGCGTACTGCGACGGCCGGCGCGAGGAGTTCACCTTGACGCCGGCCGCCGCGCAGCGTGTGCTGCGTGAGGTGCCGGCGGCCGGAGGGCTCGCCGCATGAGGCCGCGCGGTTCGTATGGCGAGGTGACGTGCGCGCTGGTGCGTGCGGCGTCCGAAGGGCCGGGCACGGTGCGCGAGCTGGCAGCGCGGGCGCAGGTGGGCTTTGCAGTGGCGGAGCGCAAAGCGTCAGTGCTGGTGGATCGCGGCGACTTGGTGGTGCTCGACGGCGGCTGCAGGCCGCGGGTGTTGGCGGCGCCGGGCGCGGCACCGCCACCGCCGGCCGATCGTTCGGTGCCGCTGCAGGCTGCCATGCGCAGCTTCTGGGAAACGCCTGCCGACTGAGCCCGCGTGCCTGCGTCCCCCATCGACTTCGCTGGCCTGGCCGACGCGCTGCTGCGTCGTGCGCACGCGCTGGTGCCGGCCTGGCTGCCGGACGGCGTGCAGCGCGGGCACGAGTGGGTGTGCGGCGGGCTGGGCGGCGGCGAGGGGGACAGCTGCTCGGTGAACCTGACCACGGGCAAGTGGGCCGACTTTGCCGGTGGCGACGACGAGAAGGGCGGCGACCTGATCTCGCTGTATGCGGCGATCCACCGCATGGGCCAGGGCGAGGCGGCACGCGAGCTGATGGAGCACCTGGGCTGGGCGCAGCAGGACGGGCCCAAGCCGTTGCCGCCGTCGGCGCCGGAGCGCGCGAAGACGATGGCGCAGGCCTTGCGCTCGAGCGCGGCCACGCCTGAGGGCGAGGAGGCGGCTGCACGCAGCAAGGTGGCGCGGTGGCAGCCGATCGTGCCGGTGCCGCCGTTCGCGCCCAAGCCGGTGTTCCGGTGGCGCTATCACGACAAGGCGGCCGACGCCTGGCGCGAGCTGGAGGCGGTGCGGCACTGGGAGTATGTGTTCGAGGGGCAGCGCTACGGGTACGTGGCGCGCTTCGAGCGCACCAGCTCGAAGGGCGAGCTGGTGAAGGACACGTTGCCCTTCACCTGGTGCGCCGACACGCACGACGAGCGCGGCGGCTGCAAGTGGCAGTGGAAGACGTGGAATGCGCCGCGCCCGCTGTATGTGCCGGCGACGCTGCTGAGTGCGGACTTGTCGCTGCCGGTGGTGGTGGTGGAGGGCGAGAAGTGCGCGCAGGCCGGGCACGAGTTGCTCGGGCACGAGTTCGACTTCGTCTGCTGGCCCGGCGGCGCGCGCGCGGTGGCGTATGCAGCCTGGGGCTGGCTGATGGGGCGCACGGTGTACCTCTGGCCGGATGCGGACGCCAAGCGCGAGCGGTTGACGCGCGAGGAGAAGGAGGCGGGGGTGGACCCGGCCTCGAAGGCGCTGTTGCCGCTGGACAAGCAGCCCGGCTGGCGCGCGATGCGCGACGTGGGCTCGATCCTGGTGGCCGAGCACGGGTGCACGGTGCACATCGTGCACATGAAGCCGCCGGGCGAGCGGCCGGACGGGTGGGACCTGGCCGACGCGATCGCCGAGGGCTGGGACGCGCAGCGCGTGCGCGACTACATCCGCGCGAGCATGGTGTTCGTTCCCCCGGACGATGCGGCGCGCGCGAAGGCGGCGGCCGCAGGGGCTGCCGTGCGATCCATCGCTGGCGCGGGCAGTGGGCCCGAGGGCGGCGATGGCGGCGACGTGCTGTCGTGGCGCGACAAGCTGATTTGCTCGGCGAAGGGCGCGATTCAGCCGGTGCGGGAGAACGCAGTGCTCGCGCTCGACGGCATGGCGCTGCCGAGCGGCACGTGGCTGGAGGGCGTGCCGGAGGCCGCCGGGTTGATCGGCTTCAACGAGTTCACCAACGACGTCGTGAAGCGCCGGGCCACGCCTTGGGGCACGGCCGAGGGCGTGTGGGACGAGGTCGACGAGCTGGAGATGGGCAACTGGCTGACGCGCGCGCACTGGCTGCCCAGCCTGGCGCGCGGCACGCTGGAGGAGGCGGTGGCGATGGTCGCCAAGCGCCACCGCTTCCACCCGGTGCGCGAGCTGCTCGAAGGCCTGCGCGGCACTTGGGACGGTCAGCAGCGCTTGGCCACGTGGCTGCGGCGCGCTTGCCTTGAAGAGGACGAGTGGGACGACGAGGACCTGCTGCACAAGTATCTGGCGCGCGTGGGCACGTGGCTGGTGATGGCGATCTGCGCGCGCGTGATGCGGCCGGGCTGCAAGTTCGACTACATGGTGATCCTGGAAGGGCCGCAGGGTTGGGGCAAGAGCACGCTGGCCCGCATGCTCGCCTGGGACTGGTTCGCGGACACGGGCCTGGTGCTCGGCGACAAGGACAGCTACCAGAACCTGCAGGGCATCCTGGTGTACGAGTGGGGCGAGCTGGACGCGCTCACGCGCTCGGAGGTGACGAAGGTCAAGCAGTTCGTCAGCTCGATGAAGGATCGGTTCCGCGCGTCGTTCGATCGCCGCGCGAAGGACTACCCGCGGCAGGTGGTGTTCATCGGCACGACGAACGAGGGCCACTACCTCAGCGACGGCACGGGCAACCGGCGAATGTGGCCGGTGCAGGTGACGCGGCGCATCGACCTGGCCTGGGTGCAGGAGGTGCGCGCGCAGCTGTTCGCCGAGGCGATGCACTACCTCGACGAGGGGCAGCGCTTCCACCCGACCGCGAAGGAGGAGGCCGCGCTGTTCACGCCGCAGCAGGAGTCGCGCATGGTGGACAACGCGATCGCGTCGGCGGTGATGCGCTACCTCTACGACGAGGACCAGAAGGTGGGCTTCAACGGCGAGAACGGCGCCTTCATCACGCAGATCTCGGTGGCCGACCTGTTGACGCGCCTGGGCATCAGCGTGGACAAACAGACGCCGCTGATCGTGCGCCAGGCCACGGCGGCGCTCGACAAGGCCGGGTGGGTGCGTGGGCGGTCGTCTCGGGGCGACAGGCCTCGGGTGTTCCGCAGGCCGCCTGGCGAGACGAAGGGAGTGCCTCGCGGCAGCGGGGATAGCGAGCCGGCATCGGGTGCGTCTGCACCGCCGGCGAATCCGGCAACCAGTGAGGACGGCAATGACGCACCGTTCTGACCCTTGTGGGTGTGACCCCTCCGGTCAGACGTGGCGCTTGCCGCTAGGTGTGGCCATGTAGCCGCCCGCGACCCGGCGCACCGGGATGCCTGGCATGTCCCGCGTGTCCACGCGGTTTGCATTGACGGCTGGCGGCTCGAAGAGGGCTCGGCGGTTGGTGCAGGCGGAGCACTTTCCGAGCATGTCCAGGCGTCCGGACAAAGGCGCGGCCGGGCGGGGGTGGGCGTGCGTGCGCGCCCGCGCGCGACCCGTGTTTGTTGTCACGACTCAATGACGAGGTGATGGACAGATGGACAAGAAGGTGAATCGGTGGGCCTGGCTGCCGGGACTGATGCCAGGGGTGGCGCGGCGCATGGCCGAGCTGCGCCGCAAGCACGGCGATGCGTTCGTCGATGAATGCTGGCGGCGTGGGGTGGTGAAAGGCGAGCCCGACTGGTTCTTTGCGCGCGAAGGGCCGATCGCCATCGGCACGCCACCGACCGACCCTTCGCTGCTCGATGTGTGCGGATGGCAGGTCACGCCGCCGCAGGCGCTGGTGATCACGGCGTTGCCCGGTGGAGGTTCAGGTGCGTGACATCGACGGCATGCTGCAGCGCTGGGCTGCACGGGTCACGGTGGGCAAGGGCTCGGGCTTTCCCACGATGAGCGCGCTGCATCCGAACTGGCAACCGCCGGCGCCTGGGCAGACGCCGACCCCGCGCACCTGCGCGACGGACGACGAGAGCGAAGCGCGCCTGGTGCACGGCTTTGTGGCCCGGCTGCCCGAGCGGCTGTTCGCGGCTGTGGTGGCGTACTACCTGCTGCGGGGCACGCAGCCGCAGAAGGCCGAGGCCGCGCAGTGCAGCGTCCGCACAATGATCGACCGCGTGCAGCGGGCCCAGCGCACCATCAAGGCCTACCTCGAAGGCGAGGCATGAGTTTTTGCGGGTTTCCTAAACTGGTGTAGATTCAGGCACTCTCGGAAGTCAGTCCGCCTGATGACCGAACCGCAAAGCCCCGGCAGCTCACACCTGACCGGGGCTTTGCTTTGGCCCATGCCCGATGCCGCACCCAAGCCTTGCCTCGACTGCCGCACGCTGGTGTTCGATGGCACCTCGCGCTGCCCGCAGCACAAGCGCGCGCCGTGGTCGCGGTACTCCGAGGCATCCCTCCAGCGCACGCGCGGTCGCAAGCTGCAGCGCGAGCGCGCGGCGCTGTTCTTGCGCGAGCCGCTGTGTCGGCATTGCGCAGCTCGGGGGCTCACGGTGCTGGCAGTGATCCGCGATCACATCAAGCCGCTGGCCGAGGGCGGCGCCGACGTCGACGCGAACACGCAGCCGCTCTGCCAAGCCTGCAGCGACGCCAAGTCCCAGGCCGAGCGCCTAAGGGGGAGGGGGGTGCAAATCTCTGCACCTGCCTCAGCGGAAACCGATCTCTCAACTCAATTTAGCTCGGCGCGAAATTGGGGGAGGGGGGGGTTGTGAGCGACGCGGCGGTTATCGATCGCAGTCGGGTCGAGTACCAGCACGGCCGCGTCAAGGTGGCCGACCTGGTGCCCTACGCGCGCAACTCGCGCACGCACTCGCCCGAGCAAGTGGCACAGCTTGTGGCCGCCATCAAGCGGTGGGGCTTCACAAACCCTGTGCTGATCGACGAAGCCAACGGCCTGATCGCCGGCCACGGCCGCATCATGGCCGCGAGCCAGATGGGCCTGGACGAGGTGCCGTTCATTCGCCTGGGCGGCCTCAGCGACGAAGAGCGCCGCGCCTACGTCATCGCCGACAACAAGCTCGCGCTGAACTCCGGGTGGGACGACGCCATGCTGGCCGACGAGCTGCGCTCGCTTGCTGGCGCCGGCTTCGACCTGGGCCTGACCGGCTTCAGCGCCGCCGAGATCGGCGGCCTGGTCGGCGGCCACCAAGGCCTGACGGATCCTGACGCCGCGCCGCCCGCGCCGGTCACGCCGCGCTCGAAGCTCGGCGACGTGTGGCTGCTGGGTGCGCACCGTCTGGCTTGCGGCGACTGCACCGACCGAAGCTCCGTTGCGGCAGCGCTCGGTAATGCTCGCCCGCACCTGATGGTCACGGATCCTCCTTACGGTGTGTCCTACGATCCATCGTGGCGCCTCGCGGCCGGTGTCGGTTCGCACGGTGCAGCGCTGGGCCAGGTGCTGAACGACGACCGCGCCGACTGGCGCGAAGCCTGGGCGCTGTTCCCCGGGGCCGTCGCCTACGTGTGGCACGGCGGCCTGCACGCGGCTGCGGTGCAGGAAAGCCTCAAGGCCTCGGGCTTCAACCTGCGCGCGCAGATCATCTGGGTCAAGACACGCCCGGCCCTGTCGCGCGGCCACTACCATTGGCAGCACGAACCCGCCTACTACGGCGTGCGTGACGGCGCCGAGGATCAGTGGCGCTTCGTGCCCGAGCACGAAGTGGTGGCCTACGCGGTCAAGGACAAGGCTACGGCGTCCTGGGGGGGGGGGCAGGAAGCAGTCCACCACCTGGTTCATCGAGCACCTGAAGAGCGACACCGGGCACGGGACGCAGAAACCGGTCGAGTGCATGAAGCGCCCGATCGAAAACAACAGCAGCCCCGGCCAGGCCATCTACGAGCCCTTCAGCGGCAGCGGCACCACCCTCATCGCGGCCGAGATGACCGGCCGGGCCTGCCACGCGATCGAGCTGTCGCCCGCCTACGTGGACGTGGCGGTGATGCGCTGGCAAGACTTCACCGGCAAGAAAGCCGTGCTCGAAGCCACTGGCGAGTCTTTCTCGGGGTAGCGTGATGCGCGGCCGCAAACCCACCCCCACGCACCTCAAGCTCATCAAGGGCAACCCGGGCCGCCGCCCCATCCGCATGGACGAGTTCCGCCCCGAGGCGCGCATCCCGCCGTGCCCGCGCCACCTCAAAGGCGAGGCAAAGAAAGAGTGGCTGCGCGTCACCAAGCTGCTGCTGCAGCACTGCATGGTGGCCGAGGTCGATCGCGGCGCGCTCGCCATGCTCTGCACCCTGTGGGGCCGCTACGTCGATGCCGAAGAGATGATCGACAAAGCCAAGGAAGCCGCCCCCGCGTCCGCCGGCCTGTTCGTCAAGTCGCCCAACGGCTTCCCCATCCAGTCGCCGTGGCTGGCCGTCAGCAACAAGGCCATCGAGCAGTACAAGGCCATGTGCAGCGAGTTCGGCCTCACGCCCGCCGCGCGCGTGCGTGCCGTGCCCACCACCACCCAGCCGCAGCTCCCCGGCTTCGGTGACGAAGACAAGCCCAAGGGCTTCGCCGCCATCTAGCTCGCGTGAAAGACTACGCCGCCATCGCAACCGGCTACGCGAGGCAAGTCCTCGCCGGCGAGATCCCTGCGGGCCGCTGGGTCAAGCTCGCCTGCAAGCGCCACCTCGACGACCTGGCGCGCGCCGAGCAGGGCTGGGAGTACGTCTTCAACCCCGAGCTGCAGGACGCCGCCGGCAAGCGCTACCGCCCCGCCGATCGCATCTGCGCCTTCGCCGAGCACATGCCCCACGTCAAGGGCGACTGGGCCGCCCGCGGCGAACTCATCCGCCTCGGCGCCTGGCAGGTCTTCTTCCTCGCCAGCATCTTCGGCTGGGTGCATCGTGTCACCGGCAAGCGCCGATTTCGCCGTGCCGACCTGATCGTCCCGCGCAAGAACGCCAAGAGCACCATTGCCGCCGTCATCGGCCTGTACATGCTCGCCGCCGATGGCGAGCACGGCGCCGAGGTCTACAGCGGCGCCACCTCGCTCAAGCAGGCGAACGAAGTGTTCGGCCCCGCGCAACGCATGGCCGCCGTCTCACCCGACTACTGCGCCTTCTACGGCGTGCACCCCGGCACCCTGCGCGTGTCCGTCAGCGAAACCAACAGCAAGTTCGAGCCCCTCATCGGCAACCCTGGCGACGGCGCCTCGCCCTCGTGCTCCATCACCGACGAGTACCACGAGCACAAGACCAGCAGCCAGTACGACACCATGACCACCGGCATGGGCGCCCGCTCGCAGCCGCTGGCGCTCATGATCACCACCGCCGGCTCCAACATCGGCGGCCCCTGCTACCAGCACCAGGCCGCGCTGCAGAAGGTCCTCGAAGGCGTGCGCGAAGACGACGCCCGCTTCGGCATCATCTACGGCATCGACCCCGAGGACGACTGGACAGACCCCGCCGTCCTTCGCAAGGCCAACCCCAACTACGACGTCAGCGTCGCCGGCGACTTCCTGCTCAAGGCCCAGGTCGACGCCGTGCACGACCCGCGCAAGCAGGCCGTCTTCAAGACCAAGCACCTCGACTGTTGGGTCAACGCCGCCTCGCCCTGGATCAACCTGCATGCCTTCCAGCAGCTCGCCGACCCCGAGCTGCGCGAGGAAGACTTCCGCGGCGAGACCTGCCATGACGGCACCGACCTCGCCAGCAAGAACGACATCGCCAGCAAGGCCAAGCTCTTCCGCCGCCGCATCGACGGCGTGTGGCACTACTACCTCTTCACCCGCAACTGGCTGCCGCAGGCGGCCGTGCAAAAGCCCGAGAACGAGCACTACCGCGGCTGGGTCGAGCAGGGCCACATCGTCCAGACGTCTGGAAACATGATTGACCTGCCGCTGATCCAGGCCGACGTACAGGCCGACGCCGAGCTGCACATCGTCGCCGAAGTCGCCATGGACGCCTGGGGCTCGCGCGAGATCGCGCCCGCCCTGCAGCAGGACGGCTTCACCGTCGTCGACGTGCCCATGACCACGCGCAACCTCAGCGAGCCCATGAAGGCCATCGCCGCGCTCATCGACGCCGGCCGCTTCCATCACGACGGCAACCCCGCGACCGTTTGGATGTTCAGCAACGTCGAAGTGCACGAAGACCACAACGCCAACATCTTCCCGCGCAAGGCCGCGCCGCACCTGAAGATCGACGCGGCCGTGGCCGCCATCCTGGCGATGAGCCGCAGCATGCTCGGCGCCACCGAAGGCCGCAGCTTCTGGGAGACCGCCAGTGCGTAGATGGTGGCCTTTCGGGCGCAAGAACACCGCGACGTTCGGCAGCGAGCGATTCGCCGAGATGCTGCGGGCCATCTTTGCGCAAGGCCCCAGCAAAAGCGGCGCCCTTGTTTCGGTCGAGACGGCGCTGCAGGTGTCCACCGCCTTCGCTTGCGGCGCACTCATCGCCGAAGGCCTCGCGCAGGTGCCGCTCAAGCTGTACCGCAAAGAGCGCGGCAAGCGCGAAGTGCTGCCCGCCGAAGACCACCCGCTTTACGTCAAGCTGCATCGCAAGCCCAACGATTGGATGAGCAGCTACGAACTGCGCGAGACGATGGGCTTGCACGCGGCGTTCACGGGCCAGGCGTTCGCGTTCATCAATCGCATCGGCGAGGGCCGCCGTCGCCGCATCGCCGAACTACTGCCGCTGGAACCCGGCCGAGTGACGGTCAAGCAGGACGAGGACTGGACGCTGCGCTACGAGGTGCGGGGCCTCGACGGCCAGATGCGCGTCTTCCCCGCCGAGTCCATCTGGCACTGGCGCGTGCGCAGCTGGAACACGTACATGGGCCTGGCACCCGTGCGCCTGGCGCGCGAAGCGCTCGGCCTGGCAATGGCTGCAGAGGAAAGTCAGGCTCGCCTGCACGAGGCCGGCTTCCAGCCCGGCGGCCTCGTCACGGTGCCCAACGTGCTCGACGAAAAGCAGTACAAAGACCTGCGCGGCTGGCTCGAAAAGAACAACGCCGGCGCCAGCAATGCCGGCCGCCTCATGCTGCTCGATCGCGGCGCCAGCTACACCGCACTGGCCAACACCGCCGCCGACTCGCAAAGCATCGAAACCCGCCGCAACCAGGTCGAAGAGATCTGTCGCACCTGGCGCGTGCTGCCCATCATGGTCGGCCACAGCGACAAGACCGCCACCTACGCCAGCGCCGAGCAGATGTTCATCGCGCACCTGGTCTACACGATGGCCCCGTGGTACGAGCGCGTCGAGCAGAGCGCCAACGTGCAGCTGCTCACCGACGACGAGCTGGAGCAGGGCTACTACTTCAAGCACGTCACCGCCGGCATGTTGCGCGGCGCGCTGAAGGACACCGCCGAGTTCCTGAACAAGCTGGTCTTGAACGGCACGCTAACTCGCAACGAGGCGCGCGAGCTGCTCGAGCGCAACCCGCTCGACGGCCTTGACCAGCCGCTGACCCCCGCCAACACCACCGCCGGCAGCGAGCCGGCGCCCGACGAAGAAGGCACCGCCACGCCATGACCATCGAACTGAAGTACATCGAGCGCCCGTTCGAGGTAAAAGCCGTTGA